CTATAATTCAATACACATTAGTTGATCCAGAATTAAACATTTCTGATCCATTGTTAGGTAAAATAACACTGGATCTAGCATCAACAACAATCAACACAATTCCAGCCGGTTCTTATTACCATGAAATATGGCAAGTGAATGCTTTAGGCGAACCGGTAACTTTATTAGCTGAACGTCTTAACGTTGTTGATAAACTTATAGAATCATAACAAAATAACAAATAACAAAGGATACTTATGCCATACACAGTACAAGGCAAGAATATAATGCTGAACGCTTTGGGCGTTACACACGTTTCATTACATACCGCAGCTCCAACCGATGCAGGACTAAATGAAGTGACAGGTGGCACGTATGCTAGACAACCTATTGTATACGCCACATCAACTATTGGAATATTAGACGACAACGGATTGACATCACCAATCAACGTTCCAGCAGGTACAACAGTAGCCTATATAGGTTATTGGAATGCTTTAACAGCAGGAACATTTTTAGGGTATGATGCAATTACCAATGAAGTTTATACTAACACAGGAACATTAAAAGTAACTGACTCTAAACTAGATCTCAACTTATAAGGATCAGATTGAAATAATGGAATTTTTGATATTTATAGATAAAAAAATAAATGCGTTATTACTTGGTGACAAAAATGTCACTGTTTCAGGTAGAGTTGGCTTAGCTTCATTGGAAGGATCAATCGGAGCTAAATATATAGAGCGTATGATCAACTTCATATTTTGTGATAAAGATCATTGTTATAACTCTATTGATTTAAACTATCAAACATTATCAATGAGGAAAAAATGATGGGAATTCCAATTATAGGATCTTTGATAGATGGAGTGATAAATTACTTCACTTTATCAAAAACAGCAAAAAATAAAATTCAATTAATTAAAGAACAATCAAAAATTGATGAAGTTAAAAGAGAACAAGAATTAAAACAATCAGAACACACTAATAAAATTAAACGATTAGCACAAAACGATTCAGTAGAAGCTAATTATGATCTTACCGCATTAAAACAATCAGCATTATCTTATATTGATGAAGTCATGATCTTATGGGTGTTCACAATCATATCTTTATTATTTATTCCTAGTTTACAACATTATGCAGTAGACGGATTTATAGCTATGCAAAAATATGTACCGGTTTGGTTCCAAGTTGTATTTGTCGGATCATTTATATCTAAACTAGGATTAAGATTTTTGTTTTCAAAACGAACATTGTTCGGTAAAGTTGTATGACAAAAGATATAATGCGGATACGTAGACATATAGCAATAACTTCTTTTGTCTGTATTATATTAACATTGTTTAGTGTACTACTAATGATATTTTTTGGAAACAAAGAGTTAGCAAATAATATGCTAAGTGCTACAGGAATAATATCACCTATAATTTTAGCACTTACCGGTATTATTGCTCAATATGCACATACGTCATCACAACACGATAAAATTAAAATAAATCAAGGGGAAATACATGATAGAACAGAATGAAATTTATATTTATGAAAATGAACCAGTTAGAGTTACTCATTATGCACATCCTAATGCAATTGCAGTAGTTACACTCAAAGGAAAAGGATGTCAAGTTAAAGATATTGATCTTTTTGAGATCAACCCAGATGATTATAAACCAAAATCATCTGTAAAGACGAAGTGATGTGTTGTAAAAGAAAATCTTTACCTTTATGTGTTAAAAATTTAGATATTATAAAAATATCAGAACATTTAGAATTAACTGCATATTATGATATAGTCAATGTACTGACTATAGGATATGGATCAACATATAATGTAAAGGAAGATCAACACATCACTAAAGACGAAGCTGAAGATATGTTATTACGTGATGTTAAAATACCAGTGAATTGTATTAATTCTGAGGTGTGTGTAAAATTATCTCAAAATGAATTTGATGCTTTGGTATCTTTAGTTTATAACATAGGGATAGGAAATTTTAGAAACAGTACATTATTAAAATATCTTAACCTAGGTGAGTATAAAAAAGCTAGTAATGAATTTCCGAAGTGGCGCAAAGCTGGCGGAAAAATAATTCCTGGATTAGAACTACGCAGAGAACAAGAAAAAAGATTATTTTTATCATAATTAAAAAGCCCCGATAGCTAATATGCTATCGGGGCTTTTTTTTCAATTAAGGTACTAAACGAGCATTCTAAGAGGTTTTAATAACTAAGTCATGCAATGGCAACACTTTAAGATTAAAACCTCTTAGAATTCGTGTTTATCCAATTGTTAATAATTTTTTCTACATTATAAAATAATTTTTTCAAGGTAGAGTTATTATATAAATGCACAATTTCACAATCTGCTTCATAGAAATAATTCCTTGAATCATTATCAAAAGAACAATCATCTCTATATATTTGAATTACTAATACATGATCTGCCCCAATCTCATTAATAACTAATTGTAATTCTTCTTTAAATCCTCCATCTGATATAATATTGATCCCTTTTTCTAAAGAATTACATAACATTTTACCAAAATAATTTTTACCATACACAGGTTTAATTAATTTTTCTGAGGTGGTGATCTACCAAATAATTCCTCTGTACATACTTCTTTAAGCTCTCTTGTATATAATTCATTCCATCTTTCATCAGATATTTGAGCTACAGCTTTTGCTATATCAAATAATGCAGTTTTAAATTCCTTATGATGATAATTTGAAAAATGCTCTGCAATTGCATCTTTACCTGAATTTGGCGGAGCATTAAGTACAACAGCAAATTTCATTGTACTCTCCTACCAACAATATCCAATCCAGAATATAATATTTCGTAATACTCTTTATATACACCGTCTTTTGATATAAACAAATGAACTGCTTTACCGTTAGGAATATTTTGTTGTTGTACTAAATCACACATATAGTTTTTTGACCTAATTTTGAATATAAATTTACTTACATAAGAATCAAAATCACGCCAAAGATCTGGTTGATGTTGTTCTGGTTGTGTGAAGAAAGAACTTAAATCAGCCATTAGTTCTCCTTAATTTTGAAAACATTTTTAAGAATTCATTTTCTGCTTCTTTTGGTGTCCATAAGTATAAATTAACTCCTAAATGATCATACATATTAACCCAAGATAAATTTCCATGCAGTAAAACAGATTCGTCTTTTATTATATTAGTATCACCATAATCAGCAACAGAAGAATGTACTAAATTAAATTTCTTCATAACTTGATCGGTGATTTGTTTTTCTAATTCTATGTATCCTTTTAGATGTGATTTTATAGGTCTAGGAATATCTACTAAATATGCTTCACTAGCATCGTGCATCAACGCATATAATGCTTGTGCAGGATCACTTGTTTGTAACATAACATATTCTGATAATATAACACAATGCTCTGCAACCGAATAAAATTCTTTTACATGACCACTATACCGACATAAATTCGATAAAGCATGTGCAATATCGAATAAATCTATAGAATCAATACTAGGATCAAGAAAATTGAATTGCTTTCCAGTATAAGTTTGAATAAAGTTCATGTTGTTTATATTTTTCATGCTTCCTCATTTAATTTTTGATCTATTAACATCATTAAGTTGTCTATAACAAAATCACCATTATTACCATCGAAATAAATAACATCATTCAGATCATCTGTGTTTTGTGATGAAAATGCTTCACCACAATAGAGACTCTCTCGATCTATAATATTTAATTTAACAAACAGATCATAACCTTTATATTTTTCATAACAGTATAATTCCATACTAATCCTTATTTTTTGTATTTGCCATTTTTTATTTGAACAATAGCACGTTTACCATTTTTATAAGTTATAATGTTACTATGGCTCCATGAGCTATTCCCTATATTATATCCTTGATCTAGTTTACCAAGGACACCAGCATAGTATACTCCATCTAAAATGAATGCGCTATGACTATGCCCTAAATTCATTTTTAATCCAGATTTAATGAAAGATGTAATTGATCCCCTTGCTCCGTTATTTCCATGATCCCCATGACTTCCGAATTCAATATTAGAAATAACAAAAGATTCATCGGTTTTTAGAAATAATACTTCACTTAGATCATTAAACATATTACAACTGTATTCAAATATAGAGAAATCTTTTGAATTCCCTTCTCTTATATTTTTATAACTTTGTAGCTGTAATTCTAAAAACAATTCAGCATTGACAGGATCATACCTATAATCTGTAGTTTTTAACCATCGCTGTAATGCTAGATCATGATTAGATTCAACAACAACAACTTGAGTATTTATTTCACTGAATTCATCAACTAAATCAGAAGTCATTTTAATTTCGTCTTTAACTGACTGTGTTTTATTACATAACATTTTGTATAAAAAATAGGGATCTTTTATATTATGATGATTTCTAGCTTGTTGGTCTAAAACATCATGTAAAAATACATAATGAGGAATTAACTCGTTAACCATAGAATTATCTGATCTCCATGATACATCAGCAGCAACAGGGTCTAATTTAGCTGCATGAATATCACCCAAGTTTAGACATAAAATTGTATCTGTAGTATATCCAGCAGACGTATAATATGTATCTAAATCATAAAAACTACCACTTTCAGTTTCAGCATTTAATTGTCTAGCAAACCATATTCCATCTGAATCAACCTCAACGAGCAATGCAGCGTATATATGATTAAATGCTGCTATCTGTCCAGCTTTCTTTTGAATGTAGTTAGATAACGTTACACAGCCGGTAGAGTACATATTTTTAGTTTCTTTATATTTACTATTGGGTACAGGTTCTAACTGTACTTTAGCATGAGGAACGATCATAGAATTATGCCCTGTGTATGAACTCATTCCTGAAAATACCCTTTTAGCAGTAGGTAAAATATTTAATTCCCCTGACCAAACTAAATCATCAGTAATTTGAATGCTACAATCTTGAATATAATTTCTAATTTTTGGATCAAACCATAAATCATGTTCCCCATCTTTAGTTAAATTTTGAAACCCTGATTTATTATATGTGAATGTTCCAACAATAATTTCAGCATCTTTATGTTCAGCACAAACATTTAATGCTTTCCAAAATCTGTTATGAACGTGTGTATTATTTTGTGCTGAAGTGAATATAAATGTTTTCTTATCTGTAATATCAGAAATTTGAACTCTTTTGGTTAATGGAGAATTGATAAATCCACTGGCGATAGGTTTATTATCTTGTTCTTCCCAAAATTCTTTATATGTTCTACGCCTTAAAAAATAATTTATAGTTGATTTTGAGCAATTATATTTTCTTGATATTTTTCTTGATGATAGGTTATCTTGTGTGGACAACCTTAATATTTCTACTAATTGATCTTCATTAAACATAATTATCCTTTAAAAAAATTAATTTCGTGTTCTAATGCTTTTGCTTTATTACATAAGTGATCATTAATATCTTCATCTGTAGCTGTTTGTATTAAAGATTTATCTGCCCTTACTGTAGTAAAAGAATTACCTAAATAGATAAATACTGATCCTATTTCTACTATTTTATAATAATTACCTAAATAATATACATTATCATTTATCTTCATATTACCTCTCTTGATGCTTGTTCTTGTTGAATTAAAGTTTCTAACGAGTCTGCATGATCTTTGTCAAACCTAAATTCCACTAATCTAGGTAAAAACAAACTTTGATGTTGTTTATTTTCTGATGTTTCTCTTGAGTTATAACTTATTGTAGCAAAAGAAAATATATAATTATTAGCCCATTGCATGAATTCATCAGCAGTCATATTTTTTGATTTTTCTAACCCACGATCAGCATCACTTAACCCAGATCCAACATTACATTGGACTAAACCATCTGATGTTTTTACATTAAATCCTCCAATACATCGCTCAAACTTAGTACCTTTCTTACCATAATACCAACCGGTTATCTGCAAATCACAAGGAAATTCCTCTTTAAATTTTATCTGATCTGTTACTCGCTTATTTTTCCATAATGATGCAGGATCTTTAAGAATAGTTCCTTCTTCACCACGCAAGGTTAATTCTCTAAAATGTTCTTTAGCCTCAGTCAAATTATCTACCCATCTGCACTCGATAATTGAAATATATTCACTTTTAATTAAATCTAATAAGATAGTTAAGTCAGTCAACCTATTCAAATAAGCTCTGTTTTCCTTGGTTTTATTGAAATATATGTCTATATCAATAATATCCCATGTAATATATCTAACTCGTAATGCTTCTTCTTCGGTGATAGTGCCTTTAATTGATTTGTTAAGAATGCCATTACCTGTTTTTCTGGGTAAAATCTTATTATTTTCATCTACAACGACAAGTTCACCATCTAATACAAAATTAATACTTGGTTTAATTTCGTTAGTAATATGATCTAGGTTGTGAAATTTATTACCATTTCCAGAATGTAATGAAACTTCATCTTGTTTAATCACAGCTATACATCTCGCACCATCGGCTTTTAATGAACTGATTGCAGGAAAATTAATTTTTTTAATTTTTTTAAGATCATACGCTGAACATTTCATAACAGGGAACTTGGGTAAGAAATCTTTTTGAACTTTTTGTATAGATTTAATGCTCAGACCACATTTTAAATTTCGTGCTAACACCATATCTACTAGATTTTTTTCCCATTGGGTTATTGCACTATAGATCTGAATTAGATCTATATGATCTTTGTCGTCAGCAGATCCTTTAAAATCTAAACGGTCTAACAAAATAAGTGCATCTAATAAACTGTGATCTACTGACTGATATGGGTCAGCAATTACCCCAGTGATATAAAATGACAACTTAGGATCTAATACTATACGACTAAAATCAATAAAATCATTATATAATAAATCATCTGATTTTTTTAATTCTTGTAAATGTTCAATTTTTTTATTACCAGATAATGAATTTATTTGGTCTATAAAATTATAAAGTTTTCTTGTATCTGCATGTAAACAAAACATGTTATTCTCCTACACTAAGTTTAGCTTTTATAGCTGGATACGGATCATAGTTATACAGTTTAAAATCTTTTGCAGTAAATGTCAATAATTCATCTAAAGTATCAAACTCAGGCAGAACTAAATCTGGTAAAGCTCTTGGTTCTCTTGATAATATTTCCTCTACTTGATTGATATGATTTGAATAAATATGGGTATCTCCAAATGTTCCTGTTAATGTTCCAGCTTCATACCCAGTAAGTTTAGCTAATATCATTAATATAAAACTATATGATGCTATATTGTAAGGCAACCCTAAGAAACAATCAACAGATCTTTGTACCCATTTTAAATCCATCACCCCGTCTTGAATATATAACTGGAACATCACATGACATGGCATTAAAGCAGCAGAATTATCTCGTTGTACTATTGGGTTCCATGAATTTACAATATGATACCTTGACATAGGATCTTCTTTAATTGATTTAATTACATTTTGTATCTGATCAACTCCTTGATTGTTATAATTTCTCCATTGGTTCCCATACAGCGCACCTAAGTCAGCATTTCCTTCACCGCCCCAACGTTCTGCATCATTGGTCCAAATAGTCCAAGCATCTTCTTTAAGATCGGAATAATGTTTTAAATCATCTAAGTTTGTGCTACCGGATAAAAACCATAATGCTTCCCCAATTATATTACTAAGTTTTAATTTCTTAGTAGTTAATAAAGGAAATCCTTCAGGTAACTCATGCGTTATATTCACATCAAATAATCCTACAACCTTACCTGTTCTAGTCTCTCGTACAGAACCAAATCCCAATACATCATACAATACATCTAAATACTCGTGCATGTTATTCTCCTATTTTTTGAATTAATTGATAATGTGCATATTGCAGTTGCATTATATCTCTTGCGCAATCACATTTACTATCATGCTTGATCATATTAGGAATGTCAATCATATTATTCAAATATCCTCTATTTTTATGTGTTGGATCTATATGACACCCAATAGAATCAATGGCTGTTCTAATATCTCTATGACTCCAATAAGGAATAGGATTAACCTCACCATAACTTTGATATAAACTATCAAGTATACTGAAATCAAAAGAATTTCCTCTACTCCAAGCATGTGCATCTGACTTAGAACTTAAATCATATTGTTGTTGTTCTAAATATTTATAAAACATAGAAAACAAATCTTTTGGATTTATATCTTTTTCATTAGGTTTTACCATTAAATCAAAAGCTTCTTTGTTCTCTTTTTTCTTCCAAAATTCTATAGTTGATGTTGATGTTGTTCTTCCACAAGATAATTGAGATTTCCAATCCAATTTAACATCGAAAGCTTTTTTTACTAATTCATTAAACGGGATCATATCACTAGGATCAAAAACAATACAAGTGAAGTTAGTAACTGCTGCGGTAGGTGTAGTATCTAAAGTTTCTAAATCTATAATTAAGTTTTTCATATATTCCTATTTACAAAAGTGTGTGGCAATTGATGATCTTGTTATTGCAGTATATAACATTTTCTTTATATTAGCACTAATTTCAAAAGCTAAGAAGTTAGGGGTGTAAATAAATGTATGATCAAAAGTAGATCCTTGAGCCTTATGTGCTGTCATACAATATATATGTTTAAATGGATCAAACATTTTTTTTAATCCCCAATAATTACCCCAGTGTTCTCTTGCATTTGGAATATCTTTTTTAGCTAATTTAGCATAAGACACCACAGTATTGTTATAATATTCTAATGATGTAGTTTTAATAACAACTACATCATGTAAGGTTCCGTCTAATTTAGATTTTATAGACATATCCCAAGTATCTACACCGCTAGGAATAAGTGGATCTTCTTTATAGCCATCGCATATAGACATGATCTCAAATTCTTCCGCATTTTTATATGTCTCAGTGCCGCTTTGAGCTACTATAATTTCCCCGACAATATATTCATCTACATTACCGTAAATTGCTTTTCTTATAGCTGTATTAATTTCCTCAACTCCCATGATCTCTTTGTTATTATGAGTTATTTTTTTATTAGTATAACATATACATCTACAAAAATCTGGATCAGCTTTGAAATTATATGATTTGAAATATGCAACTAAGGTGTTAACAAAATCAATAGGGGTGTGATTAAATACCCCATGTCCATTTTTATCTACATTATGAAAAATATTTGGGATCATAGGACTAACATCATCTTGACTTTCCCTGAATTTAGTTGCCAATGCAATTATAGGGTTATCTAACGCACATCTAACAACCTCAGTAAGATTTGACTGTTTTTTAATTTCAGTAAATACCCTAGAGTCCTCTGGAGTAGAATTATAATCTGAATTTACTGGTTGTATTTGGCATACATCACCAATAAAGATCACAGTCTTAGAATCACAATCTTTAATATATTCAAATAGATCATCACCAATCATAGAAGCTTCATCTATGAATAAAATATCATAACTGTATTTAGACTTGAATTTGTCTTGTACACAAATTTCTCGTTCTCCCCGTTGTACTAATTTTAAACCAAGTGCAGAATGAATTGTTCTTGCATCAATCCTATGGTTGATCCCTTGTTCATTAGCCATACTTTCAATAACTTTAACTGCTTTATGGGTTGTACCGGTAAGTCCTATACTTGTAGCCATAGGTAATGATTTAATTATATCTACAGTTACTGTAGATTTACCTGAGCCAGCAACACCATTCAGTGTATGAAACCTATCTTCCTGAGTTAGTTTAGATTGATTTATTGTATCGAGTATTTCTTGCTTAACCTTTTGTTGGGCTTCAGTTAGTTTAATACTAGGTTTTTTTTGTGTATTGATAATATTCTCCTATATTCCTACGTATTCTATTGCATCATGGGCTGAATCGTATAATTTTTTATCGTTGTAAAAACTACCATCTAAATCATCCAATTGTCTAGCCATTTGTACAAGTTCGTCAATTGATAACGGATAGTTTATTCGTTTGGCATTATAACACACTTTAACCATAAATTTATATAATGCTAAGTGATGTTCTCCTGCTAAAGTTAACTGATATTCTTCAATCATGCGATCATAACAAAACGGGCATTTCTTGGCTTGTATATTAAAACATGGTATTTTTTTAGTTTTTAAATAAATTTTTCTTTTTAGACCACTAAGTTTATTTTTTTGTTGATACTTTTGTTCTTCTGCTGGTGACGGAAATTCTGAGATTAGTTCTTCCCAATTTAACTTTTCTCCATCAGATGACATAAATATATGATAGTAGTTGTCTTTATTATCATACATCGCTGGTATATACATTAGTCTTGATTTATCTTTAGTTTGTTTATCTACTACATTACCAAGTTTTTCATTAATTGCATACCATAATTGTGATAGCACTTCTTTAGATGCAAATTTATGTAATTCAAAAATTACCCTGATCTTTATATGATCTTTAGTGCAACTAGGAGATGAATAAATTAAACAATTATAATTTAGTTTAATTTTATTAATATCATCAAGACTAATGCCAGAGTCAATATCAAGCATCACTATATCCCACCCTAAAACGTTCTCATTAGCCCGTTTAGTGTTAGGTGCATATATAGCACTAGAAATCATTCCTTGCTCGCTATATTCCCCTTTAGCCGGCTTATGCCCTTTTACTTGTGATATAGTTTTCATGGTTTTAATAAAATTATTCCAAGACATTTCTGCTTGCTGTGGTGTGTTACTAAAGTTAGAATTAAAGAAACTAAATTTCATTATGCACCAGCCTCAAACAGTCTTAGTTCTAATATAGTTTTCAAATGATTGTTCCTGAATTTTAAAGAATCAACCATTGTGCTTATGCTCTCAATAGCAGCTTCCATAGCAGATATACGTTCTTTTTGTTCACAAAGGGTATCATCTGACTCTAAGTAAATACTTAGTTGCTTTGCATTGTTACACATATAATCGAAGGGTTCATTTTTATACGACTCTGCTTCTCCTTGATAGAACTGCATACGAATACGAGTTAATTTATATAACTCAGATTTTTGTTTTTCTAAATAACATTTATAATCATAGCTATATTTAATATATTTTGATAACAACTTAACCGACCGATGTATCTCCATCTCTAAATCATTTGATAATATTGAATCTTGTTTTATTTGTTCCAACAATTGTACAATAGTGATCATAATTCCTCCATATTAACATGCTTAATATTAAGTGTAAATTGCTGCTGATTATAGTATTCTGTTCTTGCTAACCCGTGTTCAAACACATAATTCTTATAAGCTCCTATACAATAATCATCAACTATATCATAAAATGTAACATTGTTGTCAAATTTACTCAATCTCAATAATCTTCCCACTGATTGCAGAACCTTTACTTTAGATTTTGATGGATGTGCTAATATTAAATTATTTAGTCTTTTTATACTGATCCCTGTGCTTATTGTACCAATAGAACCGACTATAATAGAGCCATCTTCTATTTCCATTGATTTTCTTATTTCCTCTCTTGTTTCTTTATCAACTGATCCATTATACAAATATACTTTACGATTGGTATCCTTTAGCATTTTAACTAGAACTTCACCATGTTCAATTTTATGGATCATCACAATAGTATTGCCTGTTAAAGAATTGGCAAGATCTACTAGGTACTGATTTCTTAATTCTGACTCAGTTATATATTTAATTTCTTCTACATAATCAGCTTTTTTTCTAACATTTTTTCCTTTGTCATCTATTCCCCTAATAGCAGATCTAAGGAACTTACACTCTTGTTCTGAGTATTTTAATATTTGTGCTTCTATTACTAAATTAGCTATCCTAGAATCATCCATTAATTCTTTAGTTGATATAACATTAAAAACTTCTCCAAACAACCCAACTAATGACATTTCATTACTTTTCGATTCAGATAAAGTACCAGTAAGTCCTATTCTTACATTAGCATTAACAGATTTATTAATTATATCAGTTAAAGATTTTGCTGCTGCGGTATGAACTTCATCGTTAATAATAACTTTAAATTCTTCAAAAAAAGAATTCAAGGGTTTAGTTTTACTATTAGACATAGACTGATATGTAGTTAATACAATTTGTTTATCTTCTTCTAGTTTTCCCTTAGACATCTTAGTAATATAATCATCTGGGTTCCAATCTATATCAGAACTATAATCCCTAAAATCTGAGTGTAATTGAGTTACTAACCCAACATTAGGAACCATAATTAAAAATCGTTCATTTGGGTACATTTTTAAGTACACTTGGATCAACAAATATATAACAAGACTTTTTCCCGATGAAGTTGGGCTTAACAAAATAGCACGTTGTTGTTCCAGTGCATAATGCGTGGCTTCTAATTGATACAAGTAAGGAGTTATTCTTTCACCCCCAGAACATACACTCAGACTATCTACAAACGATTCTAAGCGATGTTCATCTAACTTCAATGCAGTTATTGCAGGGTCAATAAAAAATGTCTTATTATGCAGCTCACAGGCTTCTATGACTCTTTTATATAATCCTAACGGAAGTATACCATTAGCTGTCATAAGATATAACCGACCATCCCATTGTTTATTTTTAAAAGCTGGATGAAATCTATAATTATCTGCCATAAAACTAAATTTTTCTCTAAGTAATATAACGAAATCGAAATCATTAGTATCAATTTGAATTTTAGACTCATTAATTTTCCTGATCACAATATTCATTATCGCTCACTTTTGTTTAATCTACCTTTAAGTTCACTGTATTTTAACCACCGTTCAACTTTTTCCATTTTGTTAAGAATTGAATTGTCATCAACTATATTTTCTATACTGCGGTTAAACAGCATTTCGATACTAGCAACCAAGCCATTAATCTCTCGTAATAAACCTACCTCATTAGACTCATTGATAGATAAATTAAACCCGTCAATTCCAAATCTTAATGCCTCACAGCATAATTTTTGGACTTCTGAGCATTCCTCGGCAACTATTGTTAATAAATGATCTTGTTTATTCATTAGTATTCCTCAAAAAGTGATATTATAAATATTAATACAAATAAAATTACTGCGATGTAATAATCTCTGTATTCAATAAATGCAGGAAAAACTTTTAATGTATCTACTATAAAAATAGATATTATCAAAAACACTACTACAGATAATGCTTGTAATATACTTAATGCTATGTTTATGGTCCAAGTTTTCATGTTATGTCCTCAGTTAAAGTAAAGGTAATAGATCTTTTTTTAACAATGTAGCTACATCTTTTGATATAAATTTGTGAATGTTTTTCAAACCATCAATTTTTTTGTAATTTTCTGGTATTACTTCATCTTGTATTAGATCTTCAATGACATCTTTACAGTATAAACCTAATACCGAACCAAAATCTTTTTGATCTAGTTC